GCACATTCAAATAACGCTGGTCATGTACTTTACTTTCTTAAAAAAAGTGAGTACATGCCTAACGGATATTGGCATAGTAATAAGTGGGATTACATACCACCAGATGCTATCTATTGGTGCATGCTACCTGACAATCCAATAGCTATCGAGACTTGTGACGAAGCCAGCGATAGAGCTATGAATGAATTTTTAAAACAACAGTATCCAGATGTTGAATCAAGAGTAGCGATGTATCCATTAATCAAGTTAGTATGGACTACTGCAAGGAGGTATTTTGAAGATGCAAGAAAATGAGAGTAAGAAATTACAGGCATTTTTACCTCCGCAAGTATGCGATAAGCTGGACATACTAGCTAAAAAGATGGGTATAACTAGAGCCGAGCTATCGAAACGAATAATAACTGAATGGCTCGAGGATAAATACACGCAAAGCCTACAATTTTGGAGTAATGCGTAGCCTTGACGACCAGCTGGCCAATGAAGAGTTAATGCTTAACATGGGTCAGAACAGAATCAGGTCAACCCACAACAAAAAACAACTAGCGAGCATGGAGTCCTTAACCATTTATGGTGAGGCTCTATGCTCTTTTAATGTGGACATAATAGTTAACCACTTGCGAGCCATCAGGAGGAAGATCGAACAAGGGAAAGCTGGCACTAATTACGCTATGCTCACCCCATTATTAGAGCTACCACCCCAACAAATAGCAGCAGCATCCATAAGAACAGTAGTCGATACCTTATCGAGCACCCCAACTTTGCACCAGATAGCAGCTAATGTAATCGAAAAAATTTGGATTGAGACAATGCTAGATAGGGCCACCGATAGCGAGCTCACCAAATACAAGAGAGGCAGGCATAAGAAAAGATACAAAATATTTTTAATAAATACAATGACCAATACTGAATATTGGAACCCAAGACAACGCATGGCAAGTGGCCTATTTATGGTCGAACTCATACAAAAATATACAGGATTAATAGAAATTTTTTTAGATACAACTTTTAAACCAGCAAGAAGAATGGTCAGAGCTACCGACAAGTGCATGGAATGGGTAAAAAAAATAGATACTAACCTTAGAATAGCTACCCCAAACTTTTTACCTTTACTAATAAAACCAAAACATTGGAGCAACCCATACAATGGGGGATACTACAATGAGAATATAAAATTTAATTTATTTAAGAGTAACAATAAAGAAATAGCATCAAGAGTCTATGGTAATACTGCCTTTTATGATGTTGCTAACATACAAGGTGACGTAAGTATGTGTGTTAATAAATATATTTTAGAACAAGTATTACATGCCTACGATAATAACTTAGAGATAGGTTGCTTATTACCAAGAGAAGGATACGCAGTACCACCATACCCCAAGCATCTGGAGGAAGATCATCCCGAAGTAATTAAGTGGAGAATAGATTGCAAAAGAATTATAGATAAGAATAACTACACTAAAGGCAGTCGAATAGGTATAGCTAAAACATTATGGATGGCTGAAAAATATAAGGATGAGCCTAACTTATACTTTCCCAAGCAACTAGATTTTAGAGGTCGAGTATATGATAGAGTTCCCTTCCTTAATTCTCAAGGTAATGACATATCGAGATCGCTACTACAATTTACAAATGGAAAATTAATTAAGACTGAACAAGACTTGAACTGGCTTAAGATACATGGGGCTAATATGTTCGGTATCAAACAAGACTTCCAAACAAAAATAGATTGGGTTAATAATAATTTAAAAAACATTTATGCCATTGGAAGAGATTGTTGGGCAGCACCAGAACTATGGATGCGAGCAGATAAGGCTTGGAGTTTTCTTGCTTTTTGCAGGGCAATCTATCTTTATCAACAAGAACCAAGTAGCTATTTATGTCAGCTTCCCTGCCACCTTGATTGCACTTGCAGTTCTATTCAGCACTTCTCAGGTTTGCTCCGTAGTCAAGTGATGGGAGAGAAAGTTAATCTTGTTAACAGTAACCAGCCAAGTGATATATACAGTCAGGTAGCTACAAGTTTATGTCAACGATTAAGAGAAACAGATGACCCAAGAGCAGCTAAATGGTTGATGCTAAATATAGATAGGTCATTAACAAAACCTTGTGTTATGACTGCTCCATACTCTGCTACCAATAGTGCCTTCTTCCATCATGCTTACAGCTGGGCTATCGAGAGAGGAAAAATGTTAGGAAAAAATAATTGGACAAGAGGTAAGGGAGCTATGAGTACTGTTAGTTATATGGCTAACTTATTATTTCAAGAGTCAAGCAAAGCTATTGAGCCAGCGTTAGTTGCAATGAAATGGTTTAAAGCAGTAGGTAGAGAGTTAGGCAAGGTAAACAAAGCAGTACATTGGACTAGCCCTACTGGATTGTATGTCGAACAAAAGTATTACGACCCCAAGAAAATAAGAATACAACTTAGGTATTTGTCAGATGTTTATTTGGATATAAGAACAAACGAAGATACACCAGAACTAAATACAAAGAAGATGGGGCATGCTATCTCAGCAAATATACTACATAGTTTTGATGCAAGTCATATGGCATTATCTACAATTCATGCTTCAATTAAAGGAGTCGAAAATATCTGTGGCATCCACGATTGTTTCGTTACTACTCCGTCTGAAATGAGTGTACTGCGTGACTCAGTTAGACAGACATTCGCTGATATGTATTCAGTTGATTGTCTATCGAAACTAAAGGCAGAATTAAAAGCCCAATTAACAGACAACCAAATAGAAACACTACCTCCAGAACCTACTCTTGGAGGGCTAGATGTTTTACTTACACGTTCATCAACCTATTTCATCACATGAATACTAATCAGTTAAAGGCAAAGCCTTTTTATATTTTTACTCCAGAGTGTGGAGTTGCATGGAGTCATCTAGTAAAACCAGATACTGCATTTAATAAGCCACCAGAATGGAGCGTTACCTTATTGCTAGACCCAGATAGTAATGAGACAGCTAGAGTATTTGACGAGTTCGAGAAAGGACTACAAGAATGGAAGACGCAATTAAAGACTGCATTTCCAAAACAAACTTTCAAGATGGGAGAACATTCTAGGTATGGATTTACCGAGTTCGAGGGTAGAAATGTTATGGAGATTAAATGTAGAAAGACTGTCGAAGCAGGGCAGGGTGCTAATAGATTCCAGAATACACCGCCAGTATTAGTAGATAAGTATGGCACTCCTATCACAGGAGAGGAGAGAGAGAAGTATGTCGGTCTAGGCAGAGGAACAACAGTTCAAGCCAAGCTAAGAGTACAGGGCTATAACCATCCTCAGTATGGTGTTGGATTAACAGTCCAACCAGAAGCCATAGTCATTATGAATTTTGTTCCATATGAAAAAACGACAGACCTCTCAGGTTTTAAGTTCCAAAACAAGAACGAAACGCAAGACCTCACACCCTCAAATGTTGAAAACTCCTTCGGGGGTAGTACATTTTAGATCAAAGTTCGAGGCTCAAGTTGCCTCTGACTTAATCAAAAAGAAAGTACAATTCAGCTATGAAACTGTCAGCTATGATTACGTCATCAGCAGTAGCTACACTCCTGACATCATCCTTCCTAACTGTGTGGTTGAACTCAAAGGAACGCTACTTAAAGAAGAGAGAAAAAAATATATTGCAGTCCAGACGCAACATCCCTCACTAAGTTTGCGGTTCTGTTTTCAAAATCCAAACAACAAACTTAGTAAAGCTAAAAGAAGCCTGACGTATTGGCAATGGGCCGAGCGTCATGGCTTCCTTTGGTGTAACAAAACAATTCCAGAAGAATGGTATGCCGAGTAAATACATAAGCAAGGAACCTTGCCCAGAATGTAACAGCAAAGATAACGTAGCTGTTTACGATGACGGACATAAGCATTGCTTTGGATGTGGTTGGCAATTTCAACCCAAAAAAATTTTAGAGAAACCCACTTTTGTACCAATGAAAAAAGAATGGAAACCATTAACTCCAATTCCTTGTGCTCTACCAAAGCGAGGCATAACAGAAGAGACATGTAAGTTTTTTAACTATGGCATATCACAACTAAATGGTACTGACTGTCAGGTAGCAACGTATAGAAACCAGAGCGGATTAGTTGCTGCCCAGCATATAAGATTTAAAGACAAAAGATTTATATGGAAGGGAGACTTATCAGATATAAAGCTATGGGGTCAAGAGTTATGGCGACAACAAAATACAGGAGGAGTATTTGTAACAATTACAGAAGGCGAAATTGATGCTATGAGCGTGGCCCAAGCCACTATCTCTAATAATGGTAGCTACTTTCCAGTTGTAAGTTTGCCATCAGGGGCCCAATCTGCTACGAAGTATGTAGCTGCAAATTTAAAATGGTTATCACAATTTGTTCGTATAGTTATATGTTTCGACAATGACTCAGCTGGTGTGGATGCTGCCCAAAAGGTTGCAAAAATCTTACCTACTGGCAAAGCAGCTATCGCTCACCTACCAAGAAAGGATGCTAACGAAATGCTCCTCGCAGGGGAGTCGGAGTTACTTAAAGAGTTGTTATGGAAAGCAAGTCCTGTCAGGCCCGACAACATATTCTCTGCCTATGATTTATGGGAAGATTTAATTAAAGAAGATAACTCACAGATATGTAGCTATCCATTCCCAGAGTTAAACAGGATGGTGCAAGGCTACAGGAAACAATCACTCACTACTATTTGTGCAGGCACAGGGGTCGGCAAGAGTTTACTGTGTAGGGAAATGGCTCATCACTTCTTAGTACATAATCTCAAGGTGGGGTGGATTGGCCTCGAGGAAAGTAGTAAGAGAAGTATGCAAGGCATACTATCCATTGCATTAAACAAACCATTGCATATAGATGAGACAGCTGTAGATGAAAAAGAATTACGTCAGGCATTTGATTATTTATTTAGCGACAACAAGTTTGTATTGCTTCAACACTTTGGTTCACTAGACCCAGATAGATTGATAGATCAAATAACATATATGGCTACTGGAGAAGAGTGCGATGTTATCTTCTTAGATCACCTTAGTCTTGTAGTATCTGGACTAAGCGATGGCGATGAAAGAAAACAAATAGATGTATGTTGTACCAAGCTAAGACAAGTAGTAGAGAAGACAGGTGTAGGTTTAGTTATGGTTAGTCATTTGCGTAGGACAGATGGTAAGCCAGCTGAAGAAGGAGGCGACATAAACTTGGCAGCCTTGAGAGGGTCGCAATCTATAGCCCAGCTAAGTGACTTAGTTATCTGTGGTATTAGGTCGCAATCTTCGGAGGATACATGTAATGAACTACAACTAAAAGTATTAAAGAATCGCCATAGTGGTTGCTTGGGCAAAGCCGATAAGCTCGAGTATAACGAAACTACAGGCAGACTATCAGCCCCCTTATCTAACTTCCAATGACTCTATTAATTGATGCAGACTACCTATGTTATAACTGCTGCTATGCAGTAGAGAATGATGATAGGTTTGACGACAACTTACATGTCTTATACTCAAGGCCAAGCTGGGCCCTAGACTTAATCGAGACTTACATTAAAAGGTATAAAGAAATATCAGAGGATGAAGGTGAAGTGATTATGTGTTTCACTTCTTATCCAACCTTTAGGCATGAATTGTATGGAGACTACAAAGCTAATCGAAAGAGTCGTAGGAAACCATTGGCACTTAAAGCAGTTATGGATGCACTAAGTAAAAGGTATAAGTGTGTAAGGTATGACCAGTTAGAAGGGGATGACGTACTCGGTATCTTAGCTACCAGCAAAGAACTGGATGACCCTATTGTTGTTAGTCCAGATAAAGATATGAGAACTATACCTTGTAAGTTATTGGCTGGTGATGACCTAGAATTAATTACACGAAGACAGGCAGATAGGAACTGGATGGCTCAAGCATTGACAGGAGATACAACAGATAACTACAAAGGTATAACAGGTGTAGGTACAGTTACTGCAAACAAAATACTAGGCGATGCAAAGAACCTAAATGATATGTGGGATATAGTCGTTAAAGAATATGAGAAGAAACAAGGAGGATATAAGGAGGCTCTACTTACTGCAAGATTATCAAGAATATTAAGAGCAGAAGATTACAACAGGAAGACAGGTAAGGTAAAACTATGGAAACCTTAATCAATATCTAGTGGGTTTTTCTTTTTCTTCTTAGGGAATCCAGCTTTCATATTAGCGTAGGCTTGTGGTGATATAGTGCTATCTTTTTTACTTCTACTAGTACCAGCTTTTTTTCTTTTATTTATGTTGTAATACAATCCTTTCTTAGCCATAGTAAATAAAGTATTATGTATATAACTTACCACTAGTTATGGCTGTTGACGATAACTTTCCACCTATTGATGAAGCAATCATTAGACGCTTAAATGAATTGTATCCTGAGAAATGCCCAGACATTGACACACCTGATAGAAATATTTGGTTTTATTCTGGTCAGAGAAGCGTGGTAAAAATGCTCGAATCAGTTTACAATGAGCAAAACACCAACACTATTTAAGAGGTAACTATGTGCGGAGGCAATAGACGACCTAAAGATCGTACAGACGAAATGCTTGCTGTTCAACGAGAACAAATCGCTGAACAAAAAAGACAGTACGAAGAAACTAGGGCTGACAACTTAGCTAGACAAGAAGAGCAGAAGAGGATAGCTAATGCTCCTTCCGCACCACCACCAGCTGCAACAGCAACTGCTCCAGCTGCTGCTTTGGAAATTCCAGAAGGTGACATTGGATTAGGTACTGCACAAAAGCAAAGAGGCTTTGGTAGAAAGAGACTAAGGACAGACTTACTTAAAGGTTCTGGACTACAAATCCCCTAAATTAAATGGACAATGAAGTTACCTTAACGAGTAACGTAGACAAAACTAATGCCTACAAATCTGCTATGGAGCAGAAGAAAGGAGTAACAGTTGCGTCTAAGTATGCTCAACAAAAATCTAATAGAGCACCATACGTTGATAGGGCAAGGAAGAACGCTAAAGTTACTTTGCCTTTATTATTTACTGACGAATCGTATGGAGAGAGAGGTAGCGTAGAACAGCCTCATCAATCAATGGGTGCTCGAGGAGTTACAAATATTGCAAACAAGCTCGGCATATCTCTTTTCCCTATTAACACAGGGTTCTTCAAGCTAGAGATAGATGACCTTGCAATGATAGTTTCACAGCAAGGCCCAGAAGTTAAGACGCAATTAGATACAGCCTTAGTAAAAGTAGAGCAGCAAGTTAATAACATGCTCGAGACTATGAGTTTCAGAGCCAGTATGAATGAAGCCTTTAAACAATTAATAGTTGCTGGTAATGTTTTGCTTTATATAAATCCATCAGGCATAAGAGTTTTACATCTGGAGAACTATACAGTAGAGCGTGACCCAATGGGTAATGTCTGTGAAATTATTATTGAAGAAGAAGTTAGCCCAAGTGTATTACCTCCAGACTT